ATCCTCCGCTCGTTCCTGATCCCGTAGAAAGAAGCACACCCTGGTCTGGGTCAAGTGTGCGGCAGAAACCAGCGTTTGTTGACGTACCTGTAGAAGCTCCGGCTCCTGTTTTGTTTAATCCAATAGGAAGTCCCTCGTAGGGGCTTCCATACTGATGGAGAATACCGTCAGAGTTAAACTGAATGATGTCGTTCAGAATATCGACACTTCCGTTTGGAGGAGCGTTTCCAATAAACTCTTGCACAGTCTCAAACGTTGTTCCATTGAAGAGTTTGAGCTTAGAATAGCGGTTTGCACTTTCTGGGCCAGATCGACGTCCTTGTGTAAAACATCCGATAGTTCCTTTGTACTCAAAAGCTGCTGTAACAGCGTTATCGTCCAGTTCGTAGACACGAGTAGCGTCTCCATCAAGATAGTTCCAGGCGAATGCTTGTGCTGTGGAACGGGTAGATGTATTAGCCGTAGCCGCGCCAGATCCGTTAAAGAACGCGAACACTACAAGATAATCAGGAAGACGAGCAAAGCCTGTAATCCTGTAGCCAGAAGGAAGAACAAGAACGTCTTGGTAAACAGTACCCGTAGCAGTTACACCACCATCGAAAGCGTGGACTTTGTTTCCATCACCGATATACAGAACGTCGTCTTGACCAATCTTCATGGGGTGAGGTTCTGTATTGCCGGAAGTAGCAAAAGCACCAGCAGGAACAGTTGTAAACCAATCATCATCGAACGTAGCACCATCGAGCGAATAACGGCCAATATTCCAGTTAGCTCCAGAATCGTTGTAACTATAGAAAATGTAACGCGTGCTTCCGATTGTGTAATTAATAACGTCCGATCCTGTTTCTGATCCAACACCGGTAATGGTATGAGGCCAAACACCAGCGTTAGAGATAGTATTTGTGCTGATAACGAGCTGATGCAGTAGGTTGTTTGCTCCAATCAGGTATCCGTACGCAACACTACTTTCATACCCAACAACACCATTCATTATCTTGTCAGTAATGGCAGAGACGTTTGTGACGTCTGTGGCGAGATATCCAGGTGCGGCGTAACCCATGAAACGGTAAGGGTTGAACGCCGAAGCAGCCACGAGCTTGTTTGTCATCTTCCCATAAGGAGTAGCGGTAAGACTTGTTCCGTACTGCGGGTGCAGTCCGTTTAGGAAGTCTTCCTGGTCAAAGATGATCTTATTTCCTCCTGCAATCTTAGGCATATTATCTATAATCACCTTTACCAATATGAGTGATGTAGAGCGTGACGCTCACCTGGTCTACTGCCGTGAGTGTCCCAGATGTTCTCAACGCTAAACGATCTCCAGGCTCTAGCTGACGAGGGAGAAGACCATCTACCGTTGAACGTGTACGAGAGAAGTCAAACTTGCTCTTTGTGACAGGTGTGTTTGCTGTGCTTTTAAGGTTAAAAGCCGTGGTAAGTAACACCTCCCCAGCTCCAGGAGCTACACCTGGTTTAAGACGCTCCACCTGTAGAGTAACGGCTCCACCATCAGAACCGGCAACATCGTGTGTTTCGATAATTGCCTGTACTTCTGTAGACCATCGAGCGGAAAAGAACACACCGTAATTTGTTGCGGTTGTCGCTGACGTACTAGGAATAACGGAAGTGATATACATTCCGTCTTTACTTACTATATCCTCCCATTTCAGTACGTCAGAGGCCATATTAGAACACAAGAAACATGGAAGAATTAGACGTAGATAATGCAGGTTTAAGTGCAATGGAATAACCTACGTTATCACTGTCTCCGGATGCGGCTGTACAGGTTCCGCCTGAATATGTCGTTGCTGTAGGTGCGCCACCGCTTGCAGCACACAATCCCCCTCCGTTTCCTTGAGAGGTTGTGTTGTCAATCTGTTCTGTGATGCTAGTTAAACCAGTAAAAGAGAAGGAGGAAAATTCTGTCGTAGAATCTGCGTCTGGAATGCTCGTTACCCCAGCAAATACAACCAAACAATCTGCTACTGTTGTTGTAACGCCAGGGAAAGAGATTGTACCGAAGTTAGTATCAGAAGCAGTATCGTCAGTAGGATCGCCCGAAGCTATACACCCACTAATTGCAATGATTCTGCCTTGCTGCATGTTGCCAGAATCGCTTGTCGTTGGAGATGTTGGTGCGTCCTGTGACGCTCTTGCCCAGAAGACAGTTAATCTCACTCCCGTAACAGCCGCACCACGTGTTACAGGAGAATCTGCTGCTTGTGTCCAAGTTTCTGTTCCTCCTGAAACAGTAATAGCTTGGTTTCTAGTCCCAAGAAATAACAGAAGAATATCCCCTGCAAGAGTACCGGCTGGCATCCCTGGGGTAATTGCACCAGTTGAAGATGCAACGGTTCCAACAGCTCTGACAGAAGGGATAGCCATATCTATGTTTCTTGTGCCAAAGCGACTAATTGCCACTTGTTTAGGCTATTAGCTGTGTTATATAAGAAACCGCAAGTCATTATTTTGCTTAGGACTGTTGTAGAAGGAAGAGCTACACCGCCAGCGACATAATCGGTACCCCATGTAATAGCGCGAGCAGTACCGTTGTCTTTAATACGAATAATGAGCTTCTGAAAGTTTGTCGGTGTACCAGAAGCATTTGCAATCGTGAATGCTTGTGCGATAGCTGTAATATCTACGCAATCGTTTGAATCTGCGTTTGGTGTAATCGTTGCGGCATCTGTTACAGACTGAACACGCGATGTTATTCGTTTATTTGTGAGAGTGTCTGTAGTAGTACGACCTACGTATGTATCCGTCCCTTGAAAAGTAATGGTTGTTGCGTCTGTTCCTGCAAGCGTAAGTGAGTTGCTGGCTGTAAAAGTTTTTCCATTTGCAATCGTCAAAGTTCCAGTACTCGAAGTAACGGTAAGTCCGTTATAGGTCTTATTTGTGAATGCTTCCGATCCAGTAAGTGTCGCTAGTGTTCCGGTAGTAGGAAGAGTGACGTTTGTAGCGCCTGTTGTGGTCAACGTCAAAGAGTTGGCACCGGATGTTATAAAAGCTGCGGCTGTCGTTAAGTCACCACCAACAGAGATCGTACGGTCTGCGTCTCCTGTAGTAAGTGTAAGCGTTCTGTTTGCTGTTATGTCACTTCCAGGCTTGATATTCAGTGTGTGCGAGGCGTTCGTGTCCTGTACGTTTAGCCCTGTATTTGGAAAAACCATTCCGGTAGTAACACCGGTAGTGTCGGCAATGGTTACGGCGCTATTCTGAATGAGCTTGCCTGAGGTTCCATCAAAACGAACAATGGCGTTGTCTGTGGCAGAAGCAGGGCCTACAACGTCTCCTGAACCTGTAACAGACTCGTTTACCCATTTAGAGGTTCCAGAGTCATATGTTAACACCTGACCATCTACGAGTGGATTCGTTAAAACAACATCTGAAAGATCACCTAAAGATGCACTGAAAGTAGCAGAGATAAGCAAGTTACCATCTGCGTCTGTTTTAAAAGCCTGTGTAGCCCCTGTAATGTCATTGACACCGAGGGCAGCAGGTACTCGGTTTTGATCGCGAGGAGCTTCGGCCATATGTTTAAACTTTATTCAAGTTACGTTTGGCAGCATTACCCATAGCTAGCCTCCACATTTCTCCCATTTTAAAACCTTTTTGTTCTGGCTTTTTCTTTAGCTCAATTATTCTTCCAGAATCTTTATTCTTTAGTTTCATATAAAGTCCAATCAGCCATTGTTTGTTTAATACTGTGCGTCTCAATAAGAATCTGATTAACGACATTGGAGATAAACAGACAACAGATTAGTATGAGAAAGAGCAGTGCCATGTTGAAATATTCCTTCATACTAAGGCTTGAAGAACCCTGCGATAATCTGATTAACAATAACTGTTGCTACTGCCACAATAGCACCTAGTTTTACCTTCTCAACCGCTTGATTCGTAGCTAGACCGTGTACTTCTTTTTTAATGTCATCGTGAGCTTGCAGGTCTTTTTCCATGTAAGCACGCATTTCATTTTTGAATTCGCTCAATGCGTCTATCTGGCCCTCCATAAGACCTTTCAAGACTCCCACTTTTTCATGCAACGACGTGTCCTCCGACATATACTAAGCTAGTGTTGATTTATTGTATTCGAACTAAGTCAAATTCTTGGCAAACACTAGCGATTTGTTCATCGGTAATACCATCCAAAGGTTCAAACCATGCGTCAATTCCATTACGGCGCACGCTGTCTTTTGATATAGCTCTAATACCCTCTAATTGCTCGTTAGTAAGGTCGTGGTAAAGAACTTTTAAATGTATTTCAGACATACACTATAATTTTTTAAATCCTTGTGAGGCTGCCCCAATCAGATAAGTGAACAATCCTTTTGTTGCGGTTGTTTCAGTTTCAATAGCTTGAGCAGAAAGAAAGGCAACAGTTGCAGATGGAAGAGTTGCAGTGGCAGTACCAGAAGCAAGGGTAGCACCGGTGTAATCAAGGATTTTCCAAGAAACGGCAGAAGTTGATAAAACATCTATTTCAAACTGGTACAGTGTTGTTGCCGCAGCCGCTACTCCTGTGTTTGTAGTTGTTTGGTTAGATCCATCCCAAGAAATAAACTGCCAGTTAGTATCTCCTCGTGGAGTAGAAAACTGAAAGCCAAATCCTGGCGCACCAAGAGTGTCTGAATCAACACAAGAAGCAAAGTTGACACCTGTTCCTTGTATTTGACCGCAAAAAACACGTACTGACGCTACCGAGCTAAGGCTCATGGCATGATATGTTGCATGTTGTTGATCCATGCGAAACGCCTGATCTCCGTGAGTTTGCCCAGCATTGTTACCTGATAAAGCAGACGTAATAGCTTGATAATACCGCCCATACCGGTCAACGCCTTTTGTATGAGTGTTATCAACAGTAAGCGAGTTACCAAAATAAATACCGGAGCCAGACATAACGGTCGAAGAGTTCCCGGCTGTAATTTGACCAATCTGCATTCCTGAATCTAATCGACCAATTCGTTTTTGATTTGTTTGACCGTATAAAGCCATACTAGAGTTCAGTTACAAGTGCAGCTCCATTTGCTGCATCCCAAATACCATCAATGATCCCTGTATAGATAGCTCCCGACATCTCCCACTCATAGAAAGGAGGAATACGGGTCGTAAAACTTGTAGAAGAAGCCGTTGCTCCGTACTTAATATTCAGCGATTGAGCTGAATTGTTATAGATAATAACGTGCTTTCGAGACGCATTAGACGCTAAAAGCGTTTGGTTACTTGCAGAACTAGCCACGCTCGTAGGTGTACCAGAAGCATTTGTGTCACGACCAGTTTTACCGAGAAGTGCTGTACCTGCCGGAAGCGGAACGTTAGTTGCAAGAGAAACACGAGGAACAGTCACACCATCTACACCAGTACCAGCGGCAATACCTGCTTGGCCAACAATAAGGTTGACTTTTGCACGGTCAGATTCGTCCCAGTCATCCAGTACAGAAAGAGAAGCGGTCTGTGTTTGCTGTTCGGCAAGTGTGGCCGCACCTGTTGGTAAAACGGAGCTTGTTACTGTTATGTCACCTAAAATAATCAGAGCATTTGTTGACGGGTCAACACGCAGATTTCGTACCTCAAGACTTGCGTCATTTGAAACTCCTCCTACTACAGTTGTTCGGTTAACATCCCTCTTGAGTATTTCTTCGGCCATATATTTATGCTAAAACAGCTCTAATTCCGTCGTTATTATTATCAATCAACAGGCCCGTAACTGTTCCACTTGGTATTACTCCTCCTTTTGCAGTAACTCTATTCTGGTCTCTTTTAAGAATATTGCTTGTTGCTACAGATGAGAAAGATGAAGCGAATTGAATCTTTGCAAGTAAATATCCTGTAGCGTCATCGATGAGTACATTCACCGTTTGACCGCTTGGATTGACCGCTAGCATGGCTGTTACTCTGTTTTGGTCTCTTGCTGCTTCTGGCATACTTGGTTCGCTATAGCGAGCTTATGCCGCTCGTTTCTCAAACTCTGCTTTTCTTTTTCAATCACTGCGAGAAGTGTCTTGATTCCTTCTAGTGACTCTGTTTGACGTATTCTTTCCGCGATTATCACTGTTTCCTGATCCTTTAGAGATTCTCTATCCTCTTCAAGTGTTTTTAGTAGGTCTTTTATCTCTTCTTCTTTAGCTTCTTTTGTATCCTTGGCCGCTTTCTTTAGGTCTTTTGCCTGGTTTAGGCACTCTTCTGCTTGGATTCGCATGGCTACAACCGCGTTTGCTGCCTCTTTTGCCTCGTTTAGAACACTTTTACAGCTTTCAAGTGTCGCATAGACCGCCGCGTTCACCTCTTTTGATCTTTCCTCAATAAACTCCTCTTTTAACGAACGAAGCCCATCAAGTTCCCGACGGCCTTCTTGGATTGCCAAAGAGAGCTTAGCGAGTTCCTGTTGGGCTTCAAATTCGTCCATAGATGAGTCTATTAAACGGATGAGGCTTTGTGTTTTGCAAGCTGTTCTTCAAGAGATGCCATAGAATTACGCTTGTCTACAGGCAATCCTGCTTTTTCTAGCTCTGCAATAACATCGGCTTTTGTGCGCTCACCGGTTGGGGCGTTTTCTGGTTTATTCTCGTTCAACTCACGCACTCGGGCATTGAGTATTTCTGCCTGACTAAGCTGTGGAGAGACAGGCATACGCATTTCCTGACCCATAATCTTCAAAACAAGGCTATCTTCTGTCTCTTTGGAGAAGATAGGGCGGTCGTTCTTAGGATCGTGCGGGGTCGTGGACAATAGGATCTTACGAGCCAAGTGTTTTGAGAGATGGCGTGCAAGATCGAACGGAAACATAAGTGTTTCCCCTGCATTTACAGTGAACGGCTGTCCACCGTAGGCATGTGTAAAGTCTTCTCCTGTGATGTTCGTGATATTCGCAATGCGTCCTAGATCCATTGACATACGCTTGTGTATTACGAGAGCGATTACAGCACTCGACGGCTAATGTGCCGCACTCTGCCTCCCTTGTGGGAGAGAGGCATGAGCGGAACACTAAATACCGATGCTGACCATCACGAGAGCGCCCTTGTCGGCTGTCGTGTTAGCAGCGAGAACGGTACCGAGAGCCTGTTCGTCGAAGGCACCCTTTGCGGTCGTACCTTTGAGAACCTGACCTTCTGTATCATCTCCAGTAACAAAGGAGAGATCGTCGGTAAGAACTTCACCAGCGATAACGATTCCCTGTCCGAAGCGGAGAACCCATCCGTAGTCTGCGGCGGCAAAAGCTACCTGACAGATACCGAGAGCGTTCTGAGCTTTGTCTGTAATAGCAGACTTTTCGGAAAGAACTTCGTAGCGGCTGATAAGGATGTCCGAATCAGCAACAGCGAGAGGAGTCGTAAGCGCCCACTGTGGGTAAAGCTCGAGAGTATCTGCGGAGTTGGTGCGAATCTTAGCAACCTGTCCTTCACCGGTTCCATCGTCAACAACAAGCCAAGCGTTTGCGAACTGACCAGCAGTCCATCCGGCAGAGGCTTCTGTAATGAAGACAATCTGTCCGGCTCCGTTCGTCGAAGAAGAAACAGTGTCTACGTTTGTGTTTGCTACAGGAACCACGACGAATCCCTGAGAAGCAGCCTCATTTAGCTTTGTGTACACCCATTCCGATCCGTCTGGGGTCGAAGCGTGAGCACCGAGAAGCATTTGAGGGGTGGTGGAGGTCTGAAGTGTGTCCTGAAAAGAAATTGTAACCATATATTTTCAGCGGTCGGGCTTAAGCCTCCCCGCAATTTTCGCGTAGCACGCGATTGAGTAATTAAGCAGCAGTTGTAACAGCCGTCCAAGTTCCTGCCCCATCTGTGTTGATGTACATACGGGTAGACGAGCTAGACCCGTTAATGTTCAAACACACAGAGCCTTTAGGGCGAGTATGCGTTGGAGCATCGGTCGTCCATTCGATAGTCATGCCGTTGCTGTTGCTCACCAAAGGGGCGCCAGCGGCGACAGCCCCGGCGGTTGCTGGAACAGCAGTTGCGCTCTTGGCTGTTACAGCACCGGTCATGGAAGCAGAAACACCTGTAGCGGCACGTCCAAGAACAATGTTGCCTGTTCCTGTTCCGTTAAGTGTGATTGTTCCTGAACCCTTAGCATCTAAGGTGATGTTTTCGTTTGTTCCTGAAGAAACAACGGCTACAGCAACACCTCCTGCTGCTGCGGCACCAGTAATGGAGACACCTGTCGCAACAGACGCAGTTGCAGCGTCTACTTTAAGAACTGGGTTAGTAGCTCCGTTTGCTCCCACTGTAAGAGCAGAAGCACTTGTGGATGTGATTGTAGTAGCACCGTTGATACCAGTCGTATCAGTTACAGCGTTACCGAGAACGTAACCGTTCCAGAAAACGTACAATCCTTTAATGTGTTGATCCCGTGTTGATTCACAACGTCAACGTATTGCTATAGAAGAAAGTCTGAATCTGCCATATATTCGTTGTTTACCTTATCTGGTAGAGGGAGTGTTTAAGCTCCCTCTCCAGGTAAAAGGTGAATAAATTAGGTGACTCCGACCATCTGACCCTGCAAGCGTGGCTGTGCAGCGAAGAAGTTACCGTCAAAGAACAAGTAACCGACCTCGGAGAGCTGATCGACAGGAGACATCATGTCGCGGAAGTTGAAGCCCTTTGGAATCTTGCTAGAACCGAACGTACCTTGTGGGTCTCCTGCCTTCATATTGAAGTTCTTGCGGGAGAAGTTTCCAGAGGTGCGGGTGATAGCAGCGTATCCGAAGTTGCGGAACTTTCCTTCGTTGCGAGTGTTCACAAGGAAGATCTTTCCACTTGGGCAGTGCTCGTCCTTCATGTAAGGAGTTCCACGGTATGTAAGAGCTTTGAAGCCCTGGGTACCAGAGAGAGCATTGCGACCTACGACGATTCCGTCTGGGGTCATGGAAGCTACTTGGTCACCGAGCGCCGAGTAGTGAGCTTGCGTTGTTGGCGTGAGGAGAGCTTCGTACCCGCTCCATAGCGATTTTGTGGAGAAGATTCCCGTTGGGGAGTCCGTTCCTTTTTCCACTGCGTCGTACGCTGTAGCGAGTTTTGCAAGTGTTTGAGCACCGACCGCGGCGATGTAATAACCGTCAAGAGCAGGGTAAGTCGTTCGCGAAAGACCACCATATGTCGAGTAGTTAGTTCCGTCATCGGCAGCGTTTACGATGGAATCCCATTCGTCACCAGCTCCGGTACCACCGTAAAGGTAGTCAGCCTGGTTTTCACAAAGATCCTGTGACTGGGAGTGCATTTCTGCAGCTACGAGAGAGATAACACGCTCGTCACCTTTGTTGAGTTCAACTTCGATGTCTGCAACCACAACCGGCTTGTAAGCAGATTTTGGCTGAAATGTCATCTTGGTGCGGTTGGTCTGGCGATTAGAATCGAGCTGATCTGCGATACCAGTAACACCTCCGTTTGTAGAGAGTGCATACTTGATAGGAAGCTCGTAAGCAGTTCCCGTGTCCCAATCCTTAGCCTCTGCGAGGGTCTGGAAAAGAAATGGGGAACCAAGGTTAATCTGGGAGAAGATTTCAGGAACAATGAATGTTCGGGTCACGCTTGTGACCTGAGAAGAAAAAGTCATACTATTTATTTTGTCGAATTACATATAACGCTTTTTCAAGCGGTGTCCGTACGTCAGGAGGGAATTGAATATCTCCTGTGACGGGTTGTGTGGAGGCGCCGACTGGCTCACCTGCACGAAGTTTAAGGTTCTTTTGTACACGATCCTCCGCACGTCTAGCAGCTTCCTCAATGTCCTGTAGGGCGTTATAGGCCGTTACAAGGGACGTGTGAGAGCGTTTAGCGGCATAAGCCATCACTTGAGGGATGTTTACATTAGGATCAACACCTTTTAGGTATTCTTTCTCCTTTTCAACAAAGTCCTCTCGTGCTTTTGCTTCGCGTTCCTCACGTGTAGCTTCTTCCTGAATCGACTGCCAAATCTCCATTTTCATGGCGTCAGCAAGCTCTCGTGTAGAGCTAGGTGCCCAATCCTCTTTATCAAGTAAAGATTCTGGTTTAGGAGCCGCTTCTGGTGCTTTCTTGATTTCTGCTACTAACTGGGACTTGCGTGTGTACTCGGGCATAAAGTTGTCGCGCCACTCTCTTGCAAGAGTTTCTGCGTCAACCTTGCGTCCGTCAGGAAGGTCAAAAAGCTCCTGTTCTACAACTGGGGCCTCTTGTGGTACTTCCGCAGGTGTTTCGACGGCCGGATCGACAGGAGTGTCTACCGGTTCTGTTTCTACAGGTGTCTCAACAACTGGATCGATAACTGGCTCTACCTCTGGTGCGTTAAGTGGTGGCATAACCCTTCCGACTGTCCTCTAGCAGGTTGGTCTTTCGACTCCCACCGTTGGCCTGGTCTAATAAGAAGTTAGATTAAAGGGCCGACGTTCAGCCCCTCTGTCTACATTCCTACTGGTACTGATTGAGGTTGTAATGCTTCGGCTTCTGCTCCTCCACCTGGTGCAAGTGCGTCTCCTGTAGGTTGAGCTGGTTCTACTCCAGGAAGAGCGGGTTCCATCTGTTCTGTCTGAATACCGAGGGCTTTAGCAGGGTCTTTCGCAAACTCGAATGCGTTGCGTGCCTTTTCCTTCGGGTTCATGTATCCAGCGGCTTCCAGGTAATCGAGAGGAGAGATATAGCCCTTCTCGACGTCTGCCTGTGCGCGTTCAAACTGGAAGCGGCGATCCTCTGGCAAAGTCTTACCAGGAATAACACGTACTTCAATCCCATCTTCGATATCGTCCTGTGTAATCTCGATAGCCTGGACAGCCTGGTCGGAGCCAAACTCCTTGATGAGGTGACGTTCTGTGTATTTCACTTTCATCAACTGCATCCACCATCCAAAGAGTTCCTGTGAAACATAGTCGATAACCTGCACCATCTCGTTTAAGCGCATGAAAGACTGCTCAACGAGTGCAAGACGTCCTGCCTTTGTTTCCTGGCCTTCACGCTCTCCGCGGAATGCAGAGGTAGCGGCCATGATGTTGTCGATCTCGTTTCGATAGTCCTGCATGGCTTCAAACACGAACCCAGGGAGACCAACACCGAACTCACGCTGTACTCCGTCAATAACTCCATCTCCCCATAGCACTCCACCGGCGTCATAACGAAGAACCTGCGCGTCTCCTTTGGATACGTTGGTTTTATTGCTATCAACCTTGGTAATTCCGTTGACCATTTCTGTGTTCAACCAGATGTTGTAAACGGTACGGTCTACGATTTCCTGCAAGGATTCGGCCTGTTCAATGAACGAAGTAATCCCGATAGGGCGATCCTGATTGTTCAGAATAGTGGCAAAAATATAGGGTTTTCGTGGTTTGTCGTGGTAGTTGTACAAATATTGTTCAAACTCAACACCGGAATCTTCCGATTCTGACATCTTCTTCCGGTAATCCTGGACGAGCATTCCTGCGTCCTCGCCTTCTGGCACCTCTCCGTAATCAGAAAGAACCGCATTCTTAATGGATTCGAGCTTCTGACGCTTAGGAATGTCGTCTTCCTTTTCAAGTTCTCCAAGCTCTTCATCGGTTGCACGAAGACCATCCCAATCCCAATAAGGGTTCTTGCCTTTGTAGAGAATCTCATTCTTGTACTTAATACAAAGATCAGAACCAATCCAAGTCTCTTTATATGAACAGGTAGGGTTGTTGATAATGAGAGTCTCCTCGGTTAAACCTGCAAGCTCAATGATTTTATCGCGTTTATCAGGAAAAAGAGCACACAGTTTCCCAACTGTCGTATCGATTTCCTCAATGATAAACTCGCTTTCCACCTCGTTTTTAGCGGTTGGGGAGATACGAACCTTAAGAGGATCAACGCGACGGACGTCAATATCGTTGGTCTCTACGTTCCAAAATGGCTTCCAAATAAACAGACGCGAAAAGTACAGGTCGCGAAGACACTGACGAAGCACCTCTTTTACGTTGAGCTTGTCGTACTTGATGGATAAGGTTTTCTCCAACATCTGGCCCAATTTCTTTGCAGCCTCTGTGTCCCGGGAAGGGATCATGTTCGGCTTTGGAGGGTTGGCGATGAGAGAGTTGATAACCGCTTCTGTATTTGTGAATACACGGTTACTTTGAACACGAGGGCGGTTCAATGGAATGCGAGAGCGATCATACCAGTCACTTTTGCCGGTATAGGTCTTCTTGTTGCGCTTTGTGACTTTCTCAACTTCGTCCCAAACAGTCGAAGAAGAAGCCCATCGGTTATCGATGAGAGCAACAAGCTGTGAATTATCAAGATCGATATATCGCATATTTTCAATAACAGCATAAAATATGTGTATATTCACGCCTTGTTAGTACAAAAAAACAGGGTTTTATCCCTGTAATTTTGCTAATTACGCATTTTTATGAGACGAACTAGATATTTGAGTTTTCGTGGGGAAATTTCCACTCCGTAACTATCGAGAAGATACTTTGACACTTTCGTGTATCTGATACCGTTCGAGTTTCTAAGAGAACAAAAGCGTATATCGTGGATCATCAGGAAATAGATATCCCTAACGAATTGCCACTTTAGATACCATTTATTCCCTATCCTCTGGAAGATAAGATCCATAGGCCGTCTTTTCCTCTAAATACTGAACCAGGTTGTTTTTGAATCCATCTTTTGTTTGCACAATAGATTCAACCGGCTTCACTCCTACCATGTATTCTGTAGAACCAGACGACGCACACTGTTTTGCAATATACCAGTACAAAAGAGCAAAGAACAGGTGATCTTCTCCCGTCAGAGAGTCCCAAACGTATCTTTCAATCCCTAACGCGTCCTTTTCCTTTACACGCCGCAAGTCTCCACAGTGTTCCACAAGCATTCGGAAAGACCTGTCACTTGGAAGTGAGAACAGAATTTTACCTTCCAAAAGCTCGGAAACAAGCCTATCAATTACACGGGAACGATCAGAGAACACAATCCCTTCCTTGTCATTCTCTCCCCACCGAATCACCGTATTGTTCTCTTTATCCCTGGAAAAGTGAGAGATAAAGAAGTTTCTATGTGTATCTTTGTAGTGATGAGCCATGGTGTTTTCAGGCATGGCGTCCATCACGGTTGTTGGGCTGAACCGCATAAGGAGTTTGTCTAGCTCATACCAGTCTGTAAAAGTCCCTACCTGCATGACACCTTTCTCACTCCCTAAAACGTAGTGTTTAATATTTCCAACGTCTACACCGAGGAAATACTGACCTGTTTCAAGGTTTTTTGGCGTCCAGTTATCAACGATGGCGTGACGTTCGATCTTTGTATCTCCTGGGGAGTACGGCTCACCGAGGATGAAGTTGTAGAAATACTCTGGGTTCTTCCCATCCTCCCACTGTTCAATAACGTATTCTGCGGAAATAAGCGGGCAGAACAGAAGCGTCATGTGGTAGCCGGAGAACTTAGCGTTTGGATCTCCTGTCTGTATCCACTTCCCTCGCCGTCTTTGGTCGTCTGTAAGCTCTATTTTGCATTCAGAGCAGATATACCGCTTGTTTGGTATATCGACGCTCTCAGGCCATTTTAGAGGGTGTGCGTGGCCATTAGAGCAGGAGACGAACCATTCTTTCTTATCTGATTCGTTCCAGTCTTTGTCTACTCCCGCCCCGTCTATCGACGGGTTAGAAAGTGACCATACGCCTTTAATCTTGGAGTTGATCGTACGAGACTCAAGCTCCTTTAAGAATGCCTGATCGGAACGATCCTTTTCGTCCTGGATAATAACGTCAACAGTCTTAGAAAGCGCACCGGACTTTGACCCTGTTCCTTGGTAATGGATGTCACGGCCTCCGTACTGTTTAAGCTCGATGTTATCGCTCTCAATATCCTTAAAGCATTTGTTTGCTTTAAGCATCTTGTTGACCTTGGTCTTTACGAAGTTGCGAGCATCTTCGTCTGTCGGTTGAGAGTGAATGAACGACCAACCTCGATACTTGGCACAGTACAGAGACTTGATAGCAAGAGTAACGCTCATTCCGATACCTTGGGCAGCTTTCTTGTAACACTGAAAGCGGCTCATGTCGCACAAAGGATCAAGAAGAAAAGGGCGATTGTAGAAGTCTAGCTTCTCGCCCCTTTCGTTCACGATTCCCTCTTCCTCTATGAATCCGAGGGGGGAGATTTGGGAGGCTGTGAGTTCCATGGCATGAACTTATCCAATTTCCTCAAAAGATCATTCCTTCCCGACAGCTCTTCCATGTGATTTTCGTACTCCTCTGCTGTCATAGGAGCGAAATACTCTGCCTTTTCCTGTGGTAACAGCTTCCTCGCCTGATTCCTTAACGTCATCTTTAAGCTCGGCTCGTTTGGGTTGGTGCGCCTACGTTGAAAGTACGCATGGATTTCAAGGCTTAGCGTGATTCCAAGTAGGATAGCCAGGAATTGTGATAGGAAACTAAGCACACTCGATCATGTCTTCTTCAAAGTTTGACTGCACAATCTCCCCGTTAGCGTTGAGGTGCTGGACGGAATAGACGAACATCGGAAGAAGTTTCATTGGTTCTTCTTCTGGTGCGTCCTTTGCCTTTCCATGGGTAAAGACCTGAACAACAACGCCTTTAACACCGAGCTTGTGCGTTACCATGTCACCGCGCTTAAACTTGGTCTCAACTGCCACGATTTCATTGTTTTCCATAGATTTTGGTTCCATAAATACGTTCAAATTTAGTAGAGCGGCGTCCTTTCTCGTCAAACGGTTGTACGATATCATCTCGGAAGTAACGCTGTTGTCTCTGGTTCTCTCTCTGTTTAGCGCGTGTAACCTTCTCGTATTTAAGTTTGCTCATAAATCACACCCATTAGATCCTGTTGTTCGACCAAGTAAACCATCTTGTCTTCGTGGCGGAACTCCTCTGGGGAATACTTGCGGAAGATCACCATGTCGCCTTCTTTGAGTGATTCATCCTCTACCTGCGAACCGATCCCGCGAATGATTCCACGCTCTGCGGAACCCTTAGACTGTTCTGGTTTAATCATCACAGACTCTTCTTCGATAGGCTCAACGAGTACGTGTACTCCGATAGGTCGAATCATACTTTTTCGTCAAAGATTATTGCTTCTGTAGTAAGAGCCAGACAAGCGACGCTCAATGCGTTCTGAAAGGCTGTAATACTTACTTTGAGAGGATCGACGATCCCTGTAGCCATAAGGTCTTCAAACTCACCAGATACCACATTGAAGCCTTTATCTTGTGAGATTGATTCAGCGACAGTGTTGGGGCTTTTCCCTGCATTTTTACAAATCTGCATCATTGGTGCCATTAGAGCCTTGCGAAGTATGCTCTCTCCATCCGTATCTCCTTCAAGCACGTACCCAGCCTTCAAGAAGACGAAACCACCTCCAGGCACGATTCCCATGTCTAACGCCGCTTGTGAGGCGAATATAGCGTCCTCAACGCGATCTCTCTGCTCACGCCCCTCTTCGTCTGTCGTCGATGGGAGTTTAACCACTGCCATCTTTCCGTTAAGGCGAGAGGCGCGTTTCTCTACGTTACGGCGTTCGGCGTCTGTAAACTGCTTGGCCTGTTCAAAGATAACCTCGATACGTTTGTCGATAGCTTCTTTGCGGTCTTCGTAACATCGGATCGTGGTCTTCTCGGTTGAGCAGACAATGGACTTTGCTTTTCCAAGCCATTCGCTCTTGAAGTTCTTGAATCCGTCTGCGTCGGAGAGAACCGTAGCCCCTGTATATACGGCGATGTCTTCGAGAGCATCGTCGTGGTAGATCATTGGGGAGTTGATAGGCATGAAACGCCCACCGCCTTGCAACTGTGTAAGTTCCAGGGAACGCAAGACAGGCACGTCGTAATCATCTGCAATGATGAGAATAGGCTTCCCCTCTTTAACAACCGGCGTAATGGCCTGAGCAAACCCGTGGAGATCGTGAATCTTTCCTTTGAAAATAAGAACGTACGCGTCTTCGTAAACAGCTCGGCGACGTTGGCCATCTGTGAGATAAGGGCCAGGAAGCAAGCCACGGTCAATCTGTAAACCATCTGCAATCTCTACCTCTGCCTCTCCGTAGGTGTTCTCAACGACCACAAGACCTTCTGCGCCAACAGCCGTAACAGCTTCGGCAACAATTCCTCCAATCTTCTCATCGTTCGCGGAAACATTAGCGATCTGACGGATGTCAGTGGTAGCAACAGCCTGTGCCTTTAACGCGTCAATGATGAGGTCTTTCTTTTCTTCAAGCTCACGTTTGAGGTCTTGCGCGTCTTTCCCTTCGTCCAAGCATTTCATCCCTTCACGGATCATGCTTTGAGCAAGCACACACACAGTCGTCGTTCCATCTCCTGCAACGTCACAGGTCTTAACGCTCGCGGCTTTGATAAGTTTGGCCCCATGAGCAGCAGCCTTGTCGTGTGAGATATCAACATCCTTAGCAACAGTTACACCGTCTTTTGTTGTGTGACCGTAGCTAGTAACTACGTTGCGTCCCTTTGCTCCCATTGTAACTTTCACTGCATTAGCAACAGAATCAACGCCATCTAAGAGCTT